AATCTTAGTTTCATTATTTTCAACATTACCAAAAATTTTCAATGAAGTTTGTTCAAGTGCTATGACATAATTTCTTAGTGGAGATATTGTACTTTCATCAGCCGGTCTTGCAGTGATTTTAATATAGTTTGTTCCGCCCACAATAGCTGTCGGTTCAAAACCAGTTAGATCAATTTTACCTAATGCTGGAGTATATAGTCCTATGTTACTAGCTAATGAAGCTCCAGTTATAATATCACAGACTTCTATAGATGTACTATTTTTAACATTTCTTAAATATGCTGTTTGACCTGCATAGATAAACTGACTTGATACAATTCTAGTTTCAGCTTCTGATGGTGAAGCAATAGATACAGGAAAATTAATCTGATAAGATGTTGACTTACCTAATGCGGGTATAAATCTTTGATTCATCTTCACATTCATTTTAGAACCTAAAATTGAAGTTTCTAAAGAATCTATTCCTGTGAGAATTACTGACCTTCTGAATACATTTTCAAATTTACCTAGATTAGCTGAAAAGTGATTTATAATATGATTGTTTACTAAACCTTTAAGTCCGGACAGTGTATTCGACGTAAGTCCTTGGTTATAATAAAATTCAACATCTAATTCTAAAAATGTCTGATAAGGATCAACAAAAGTGTTAGAAATGGACATAACAGATAAGTTCTTGGTAAAGTTTGTTGTTATTTGATTCCTGGTAGTTGCCTTTACTACATCACTTGTATTAGCTGCGAATTTTAATGATATGAACACTTTACCATAATCGATTGGAATATTATCTTCACCTCCCCAGACAGCAACATCAGTAACAACAGGAAAGTTTGATAATATCATACTCTTATAATCTAAAGGTGTCACAAGTCTCTGTTGTGCCGAGAATTGTATTGGAGCCAATTTACGAATAGATTCTATACTTTCAGCATCTGCGCCAGAAATGCTTTCAGTTTCGCTAGAAATAGTAATAGTTTTATTTACACCATTTACTGGAATTTCTGTAATAGCATTAAAATAAGTTGATCCGTTAGCATCAGCGCCTTTTACTGAATCATATGTTACAACTATTTTATTACCTGAAACAGGCGACTTGCCGAATGACGTGCCGTCGCCAAAGTTAAGCTCATAATAGCCATTCGGCGATTCTTTAATATCAAAATATGCAGAGGTTGCATCAACTGCAATCGCTTTTTGTAAAAATATATAAGACTCTTTGCCAACCTCACTACTAGTTGTTGGAAAAACATCTACAACAACGCTCTTTGTATCAATGTTTTTGTCAGGTATTACATATACTTGATCTTCTTTCACACTGTCTACTAAGAATGTTTTTGTTTTGCCTGTTCCTTCATAAACTATAATATTTTCGCTGCCAGCGCTTCCCTTAAATCTGTAAATGCTACCTTCACCTATGGCAGTATGTACTTCTCTTGTTTTAAAAGTATATGTTCCATTCTCGGTAGAGGCAGTAAATGTAGTTCCTATCGGCATAGTGACAGTTGATGGTAAAGGAACAACTCCAGATAAATTTAAGTTTGCTTTTATAGTCGAGGTCGAAGGAGTTTTTGATCTTGGTCTATATCCTAAGGCTTCTGCATGTGATACAACAGATGATCTTAATTGAGCGGTATTTAAAAATGATTCATTGAGCGCAAAGTTAGCGATTAACCCATTGAAGTGCGTATTATATGCTAAAACGTCAAGAAGATTGTTAAGTCCCGAACCTTCAAAGTTATAATCTTTAAATGCTTCTTTAGGACTTCCTTCACTACCTTCAAAATACTGTTTTAATGAATTTTTGATTGCAGCAAAATCTAATTGCGTTGATGTAATATTTGTTGCCATTTATCTTAACCTTGATAACGTTGTTTCTAGTGTTTCTGTATTGCCGGTGTTTAGAATTTTAAAGACCATTCTAATAAAACAAGAGTTTTCATCATGTCTTAAATCTACCTTTAAATTTAAAATTTGTACTCTGGGTTCATATACTTCTATAGCATCTTCTATATGCGATACTAATTCAGAATTGGTAGTATCATTTGCAAGTTCAAATAACATGCCAGTAATATTTGCCCCAAAGAAAGGCTCAAATGGTTTTTCAAAGTGATTAGTTCTTAAAATATTACTTATAGATTGTTTTACAGAAGCCAGATCAGTTTTCCTATAAATGTCTCTCCTAACATCTAAAATATTGCTAGTGTTAGTCAACTTAGGAGTAAATGATAAGTCAATGTCGGAATACGAATTTGTATTACGGGTTACCGTAATATTCGAAGATAAATCTTTGTCCTCTAGTGCTAACGCTTTTGATACCATTGTTACTAATTTCTTCTGCTGTTATAAGTGTATTTATACATTATCTGGGACTTCTATTAAATCGGTATTACTTAAAACTTTAAAATTATAATAAGTATCTACTTTCATATTAAAAAATGCAGTATAATCTTGAGGTATTACCGGGGTAGTTATTGCAATTTGAGAATGTACCACGTCTGAATTGGGCTGAATTGTGTCGTAATATAAAGACAAAGTATCGTAATGTGAGTTATCTTTTAAATATACAGCAAGATCATATGTTTTTTCATTATCAATTTTGCCTTCGATATCAGTCAATTCATATACAACAGACCTTCCGACTTTCCCTAAATCTTTAATGCTGTTTGTTGGAGGAACTTTTTCATCAGGTCCTAATACATAAATACCTTCTATTACATTTAAACTGTACCCTTCAAATTCATCTAACATGTAAAATAAATCTATTATCATTGCATGAGGAAAAAGATTTCTAAAAACAGATTTTAAACCTTCTTGATTAGCAACATATTTTATATTAGTGCCGTCTGCCGGGGCTGCAATGAATTTTGCTAAACTTGATCGATTAGTTAATTTCGTTTGCATCTTATATGATGTTATATTTGAAGCATTAAATTTAGATTCTGGAATCAATGAAGTTTTCTTAGACTTTGAAGAACCCTCTGATGGTAAAAATAATTTAGTTCTCGCACCTGCAACATCAGTACCTATAACTTTGCTGCCAGTAGTAGCTGTATTTTTTATATTTTTAATTCTACCTATATTAGTAGGGGTAGATTCTTTATATTTTGGATTTAGAATTTTTCTTGAAATGCATTCTGAAATCAAAGTCTCGTTATCAAAATTATTAGAATTTTTCAATTTTGATCTTAACTTAACTGTCGTTAGCTCTGTCTTTGATACTCCAGCAGTGTTTTTAGATTGATTTATAGAATTTTTTATGCCATCATCTTGATCAATGCTTACTTTTCTATAACCAACATTAGATTTAGTCAATATCTGTGTAACTAGACCAGCATCTGGATTATCAGTTTTATTGGGCCCGAAGCCTGTTTCTCTAGCAACTGTAACTCCTCCATTGTATTCTGGAATTACAGCAGGGACTAAAGGCGCCAAGGTTCCAGTTCTAGCCGCAGCTTTCTCAGACATAATAGCCGTTGCTGCCCTACCATTTAAATTACCTTGGAATAATGGAGCCAATACGCCAGTACTAGCTTCTATATTACTGCTAAAAATATTTGTTGCGAATAGATTTCCGCAAAATACAGGTGTTTCAGTATTACCTATTTTTCCAGTATCTCCCATAACAGTCAAATTATCAGCAAAGATATTTGTATTTTTAGATGAAAAATCGCTGCCTGTTTCTGATGTAAATTTAGTAACACCTTTATGAAAATAGTTGCCTATACCTTCTACACGATTTGTAAATGCGCCCTTGACATTAGAAACAAAATCTGATAGATATGTGTTAGTCGTTAAACCTAATACTGTGGTTGAAAATGACCCCTGCACAATTTGCTCAAATACACCAGCAATATAATTTCTAGAAGAACCTAAGATGTTTACTTTTTGATCACCTGCAACATTTACAATATAGTCACCTTTTACATCTAAATTGTAATCTCCAGTAACTGTCATATTCATATTTCCAGAATAATGTACAGTGCCATCACCTTCAACGGTCATTTGATAGTTTCCGCCAACAACTTCAATTCTATTTCCTACACCTTTTCCAGTGCAAATGAGAATTGTGCCATCAGGAAGCATATCTATGCCACCACCTTTATTATGCTTTGTTAAAATTCTCTCAGATCCTGGAGTATCATTCGTTTCATGAATGTGACCTGATGCTGACTGATCAACTTGATTTAGTGGATAATATGATGCTGTTACTGGAGAATATTCTAAAGGTATGCCTGTTATGCCATTTTTAATGTATAAGTTATTGACACTTGCACCTCTAGCAACTTTGTTGACCGAAGATTGATTCGTATAATCTGTTTTAGGATACTTTCCATTATGGTCAGCAAAGCCATCTGTTTTTCTCCCCACGATCTTTTCATTGGTCTGTCTTGTAA